CCCAAATTAAAACTCCAGTAATTGCAGGAAATTGTATTGAACATGGGGTGAGGGGTTTTCTTAAACACAAAGACATTGAGAGAATAGTAAATCAGTTCAGCGAGGAAGATAAACAAGCTAGAGTGAAAGGAAAATTCCAACATTTAACAGGTTTAGTATTCAAACAATTCCAGCCACAAATCCATGTAATAGAACCATTCGATATAGATATATATAATTATGTTGTAGTTGAGGCTCTTGATACACATCCAAGAGTTCCCGATGCTTTACTCTATGTAGCAATAAACGAACAAGGACAACACTTTGTTATAGATGAATCTTTTGAGAACAACACAACATCTCAACTTGCCTTCAAGATAAAACAGAAGAGGTCTAATTATAGGGTGGTTAAGAAACTTATTGAACCAGCCGCTTTTAACCAGGACCAGCATAGAGATTTAAGACAAGGACAATATGCATCCTTAGCAGATGAGTTGTATTACGAACATGGTTTAGACTTCGAGGCAGGTAGTAAAAGGAGACTAGATGCTATTAAAAGGATTGGAGACTATTTATCCTATCAGAAAGTAGGGGACCAGTTCATTACATCCCCTAATCTATATATCTTTAGTAGTTGTACGAGATTGAAGTATGAAATTCAGCACTACTTATGGGACGAGTGGAGAGGTAAATCAGCAGAATATAGATCTAAAAAAGAAACACCAATGGACAAGGATGACCACTTGATAGAGGACTTAGGTAGAGTTCTATTAGAGAACGTGCAATTCACACCTTACGTCAAGCCATCTTCAATGGACAATAATTCTATTTCTTATAATTCAGATCCATATGCCAAAGTCTAAATCACCCGAAAGGAAACTATTGAGTCAGAAAGAGTGTGTAATGAAAGTATCTATATATGAGGCTACATTAATCCTAGAGTTAAGGAAATTAAGCTTTGGCAATGTAACTATATATAAAAATATGGGAGAACCTTTCAGAATAAATCTTAATCAATCTAAAAACCTCAATATAGACGAGGCGGTTAAATCAGAAGATGTACAAATACTCTAAAAATACAATTTTATTTATTAAGACAATACAATGGAATTTACTAACTCAAGTGGTAAACAAATAGACCTGGAAAGATTCGTATGGATAGCCTTCTATAATGACAACACCTCATTAAGTCAATTCGACACAGACACACAATCCTATCATTATTTCAGAGAGATTGAACAATCCAAACTTATGGTATTTAGGTTACTGGACAATACCACGAACCTAACATATGACCTTCAGTTTGATCCTTCTACAATGAAGTTAATTCACTTTTATAGAACTTTAGTCGTCAAAGGTGCAACAACCGCACACATTAGAATTACATGTTTTGGATATGAAACAAGTACAGGAGTAGTAATAAATGTAATTCTGCCAGATGGTAGGTTAATCACTACTAGTAATAAAGATTTTTATATTAATTTTCAATTGGAGTAGATGAGTATTACATTTTTAATTTTAGATTTAAAAATTAAATAAATGGCAAACAAACCAACAATTCTTAGAACGGCTGGTAACAATATCAGACAAACACCATTGTCGATTGCGGTGCTATCGAAACTATATAACTTTTAACTATTAACAAAAAAAGATGGCTAACTTAAAAATAACGGAGCTTACAGAACTCACAACGCCAGTAGGCGGGGATTTATTAGAAATGGTAGACGTAAGCGACACTACAATGGCAGCTTCTGGGACAAATAAAAAGATTGCCTTCAGTAATTTGAAGCCAGCAATAAATGATGGGGTAGTATTAGAGGCAGACACCTCAACCGCCTCAATGAATTTTGTGGTAGACGAGGATGATATGGCTAGCAATAGTGCGACCAAGCTCGCTACACAGCAATCTATTAAGGCTTATGCAGACACCAAGATCTCAATAAGTACAGCATCTTTGGGTTGGTTTGATGCTGGCGAGACCTGGACATACGCAAGTGCAATAACGTTCACAATATCAGGTGACCTAACAACCAAGTATATGGAGGGAATGAAGATAAAGCTGACACAGACTACCGTAAAATATTTCATCGTAACAAAAGTCGCCTACTCTAGCCCCAATACAACCATAACGATATATGGGGGTACGGACTATACATTAGCGAATGCTGCGATTACCTCTCCGTATTTTTCACTAGACAGAACACCTTTCGGATTCCCAATGTCGCCAACTAAGTGGACAACCTCTGCTACTGACACAACAGACAGAAGTCAGGCTAGTCCAACAGGCGGGACATGGTACAACCTTGGTAGTCTTTCACTCGCAATCCCGATTGGTTCGTGGAGGATTGGGTGCAAAGGCTCTGCCTATGTCACGAGGAACGCAAGTACATTTTGCGATATGAGTGTCACACTCTCGACCGCAAACAATTCAGAAACCGACAAAAATTACAGCACATATTTAAATACTGGGGGTGCTACTGGTAATTTACAAATTCGCGGTCCTTTTTACAAACTTTTCACCATAGATGTAACCACAGCACAAACTCGATATTTAAACGTAAGGGCGGTCAACAACTCTATGACCGCTATCGGATTACAGAACAATTATGACCCCGCTCTAATATGGGCGGAGTGTGCATATCTGTAAGACCTAAAACTAGAAACCACACCCGCCTTACAAGTGGCGTAAGTTAATTAATAATAAAAAATGACGACAACACTTAAAAGAGTAGTACATGAAAGTTCAGCAATAAGCAATGTTGCCGCTAGTGCCGCAAGGGGAGGGGTAACGATAAGCCTTGCTCAATCATTTTATATCTATTTGGCTATATAATGGGAAAGTCATATTATTTTGGAGGAAATAATGGTGCCTACACAAATGGTGATTTTATCTCTATATACGAATATAACAATTCTTCTCCATATATAGCTGAAAAAAGATCGACGGTTACAAACTCAGGAATAATCGAAAGCCTTCATGTAAAGTTAGATGAAGCACCAGGAAGTGGAACAAGTAAGACATTTACATTATACAAAAATGGTAGTGCTACAGATTTGTCTTGTACCATATCGGATAGTGCTACCAGCTCTTCCGATTCTGCTCACTCGGTATTAGTAAGTGCAGGGGATACACTTGCCCTTCTTTTGGAGAAAACGGGAGCAACTCTTGATTCCAAGGTTAAATTCCTTCTCGTTCAAGAATCCGAAACTCAAACACTAATTACGAGCCATAATTATGCACCTAGTACGAGCACTACTACTTATATGGATCTTCACTCAGGAAGTGATAGTGCCTCTTCTACGGAAGTAGTAGCTATTATTCCTACGGCAGGTACATTTACAGATATGTATGTTGATTTGCGTGGAAGAACTCTTGGTACTAATAAGTCCTATACATTTACATTATACAAAAATGGTAGTGCTACAGATTTGTCTTGTACAATAACTGGTTCTCAACTTACAGGTAATGACACTACTCATAGTGTCTTGTTTTCAAAAGGAGATACCGCCTTCATAGCTATTTCACCAACAAATACCCCTTCTTCTCTTACCAATGGTTATTCAATTAGTATTGGCTTTACACCTTCTGTCTCTGGAGAGTCTATTTATATGGGACGAAGTATAAATTCATTGTCAAATTCGGGGATACAGTATAATGAGGGGTTCACATTTTTGTATCAAGGAGATGCAGACGAAAGTGACAACGGTAATTATTCGGGAGATCTTATAGTAAAGCGATTTATGGTGCAGTTAACAACTGCCCCAGGAACCTCTAAAAGTAGGACCTTCAGAATAAGGAAGAATGGAGTAGATACTGATACCTATGTAAGTATTACTGGCACCAATACGGATGCGGAAATAGATAGTCCTGGAACGGTCTTTACATTGGGAGATATTGCTACTATGTCAATTTCCTCTAGTAGTACTCCCGCATCAAGTAAGTGTAGAACAGCAGTTGTACTTGTAGACTCAACAAGTCATATAGGTATAACAAAAGATTTGGAGTATTCAATAAATAGAAAGATTGGGATAACCAAGTCTTTAAATTATGATATTCAGCCAAAGAACGCTAGTGGATACAGGCTTCTTGAGGACTCTGATCGCAGATTGTTAGAAGATGGTGGTACAAGACTATTAGAATACTTTGTATTTTCAGGAATAATACTAAAAGATCTTGAGTATAGAATTAGAAACGAGTTAGGGATCCAAAAAGGTTTGGCATATGAGGTAATGGCGACCACAACGGAGACAATACAAAAGGATCTCGATTATTTCATTAAGACAGGTACATCCACACAAAAGGATTTAGATTATGCAGTTCTCACTTCCAATAGTGTAGTTAAGGATTTAGATTATACTGTCATCACAACGGATAGTACAAATAAAGACCTTGATTATACTGTTATTACAGAAGGCTTGATTCAGAAGGGTATATTGTATGAAGTCGTGGTTACTGGAGTTGAAAAAATTCAAGCCGCTTTAGATTATACAATCCTCACAAGTGTATCAGCACAGAAAGATCTAGACTATTTCATAGTTACGGAAGGGATAATTCAAAAGGGTTTGGCATATGCAGTACTGCCCTCTACAACAATTACAAAAGATTCTACCTATACAGTTCAATCTCAAAACGATAATACAAAGGACCTGGATTATAGAGTAGTGATTCCCGATCTCATACAAAAAGACCTTGCCTACTTCACGAGAGTTACCACAGATACGCAAAAAGATTTAAGTTATTCAATCTTAACATCCAACGATAACACCAAAACTCTAGAATATCGGGTTATAAACGAGAATGATACCCAAAAAGATTTAGACTACTATATATCAATAACAACAAATACAGAGAAAGATTTAGGCTATAACCTTCAAGTTAGTACCACGATACAAAAAGGAATTACATACTCTATTGATGTACCTTCAATAATAATTCAAAAGGATTTAGATTATGTAGTAATCACAACATCAAGTATAACCAACGATCTAGATTATAATATTGTACTTCAAGATACGATACAGAAAGATTTAGATTATTCAATTAGGGGAAATCTAGCAGTAACTAAAGGGATTGAATATACAATCATATCTCCACAATCAATTGAACAGGACCTTCAATATACTGTAACAATCACTCCATCCGCTCTAGAGAAAGCACTCGAATATATCATTGTACAAAGAACCACAAAGCAATATGAGTTGAGATATAGAGTAGATGCACCTCATAGCATTTCTAAGGAATTATTGTATACTATCGGCGAAAAAATAGGGATATGGATAAAACATCCTGGAGAAAGATCTGATTCATTTACAAAAGAAGGGGGAGTATCAAGTGTATACACAAAAGAAGAATCAGTAACAGCGAGTAGTTATACAAAACAAGAGTCTGTATCACCTAGCACATATACGAAGACTGAAAAAACATCGTCTTCATGGACCAAAATTTAACTCTTAAAATAAATTAATGGCAACAAATGAACCAAAATTCATACAGGTAAAAAATATTAATTCAGGGGGTATTGCAGAAAGCATATTTCAAGGACCACCTAATTCAGTTGCTGAGGCAGTTGGATTGGACCTTCATTCTGTACCTGGAGAAATTAGAGTAAACCAAGCACCAGTTAAAGCAAGTGGCACAGTTGTTACTGAGTTCTGCAAAGTGGCAATAGCACTATCAACTGGACAAGTATTATTCTTCAGTAGTTCATCGGGCAAAATATGGTTAGAAGGAAGTCCTTACACACTTCTTGATACAACAGCCCCCACTAACGGAAGTGCAGGATGTAGCGGAGCGTGTGAGTATGATGGTTATCTATATTGGGCTACACAGAACTATATACATAGAATCAGGATTGACAAAATAGCAACATTCTCTACAGATAAAGAGGAGAACTGGGGAGAACTACACCTTGACCAAGAAGAAATAGGAGGTACTGGACAATCCTACACACTACAAACATCAATCAACGAAGGAGCAACTCATAAAATACCGATTAATTTCCATGAAAGAATACAGTATGGAATTGGTATACAAGTCTTAGCTAAAGGTACTGGAGATTGGACTATCACTCTTCATGATGAGGATAACAACTCTATCACCTCTAAAACAGTTACTAACGCTAATTTAGCAAACGGATGGAATTATCTACTTTGGACCACTCAATTAACAGTTGATAGGAGTTTGAATTATCACATTCACATTCACTCAACTGTAGCAGATGGAACAATGAATACGTTAACAGGGAATGATTTAGCACAAGGTAGTATAAAGATTTACACATTAGGGGACCCTGATTATCATCAAATGAAGATACAGAACCAAACTCTTTATCTTGCAGATAGACATTACATTCACCAAGTGGGAGAGAATGAGGGAGTACATATATTCACTAATTGGGCGTTGGACCTTACAGAACCCCATAGGATTAAATGTTTAGGTAAATCCCCTGGAACAGATTTAGTAATAGGAACTCATGTAGACAACGGAGTAGAAGAGGTACAAGTGGCGGTATGGGATACATTCTCTGAGGCACCAATATTCATTGACCCAGTAAAAGAAAGATCTATTCATACATTCCTTGAGCTTGATAATGGATTACTAGCAATAGCAGGTGATAGAGGTAGAGTATACGAGTACAGCAATTATAGACTACAGAAGAGAAAGTCAATTCCTGGAGAATATTCACCATCAAAGTATGTAACAGTTCATCCTGAGGCAGGTACAGTATTAGATGGTTTGCCAATATGGGGAGTATCTAATGGGACAGGTAATCCATGCAAACAAGGAGTTTACAGTTATGGAAGTAAAAATCCAGCCTATCCATTCATACTAAACCTTGAGTTTGTAATATCTGAAAGAAGTGGAAGTGATTTTGTTACTAGTAATATAGAGATAGGAAGTTTACTTGCTAAAGGTAACGACTTGTATATAACATGGAAAAATGGCTCCTCTTATGGTGTAGACAAGTTAGATTATAATACTAAACTCAACGGAGCCTATTTTACTACACGAGCATTATTCATTAGTAGAATCTATAGAGACGTATTCAAAAATATATATCTACCCTACAAATCACTACCCGCTAATACAAACATAGGAGTACAGAAGAGTATCCGATATGGTTCATATTCTAGCTGGAATGATGTTCGTAACGACACCGACAATTACATGATGGTTAGCCACAACGAAGAGAAGGCTAATATTATGCAGATTAAAGTTTCATTTACAACAAGTGGGAACAATGCCCCCATACTTGAAGAATTATTAGTTGAAATAGCATGAAAATAATTAATAACAAAGTGTTTACTGATATTGGAGATTTTAATCCGATGGAGAGGGACCAGGACATTCAGTCAGGGGACCAGAACAATTTTCTTTCAAACACAAGAAAGCTAACAATTGGAGAGGGTTCAGCAAGTATTAAAATGGGAAAAGAGGGTTTATGGAGTGGTAGTAGAACGTTTATTACAGCACCATTCAGGATGGATATAAACGGAAACATGACCTGGAATGATGGTACTACAGATAGGATGTATATTGGGAAAGTTTAATAAATGTCAAGTTTTAGGACTGTTAAGGACAATTTAATATATCTAGGTAACATTCGATGAGGGTAACATATGTTTCACTAAGTTAGTGTTACCCTAAAATTTATAAAATGAATGAATTCAAAATAGAGACAGGCACAATCACAATATCAGATACCATCGATAACGGAGTGGAGCAAACTATTACGTTCAAATTCCATTACGTAGACCCTATCATAGTGGCATATATCGCTACTAGAAATAATGGAGAATCTATTGATGTTAGAGTTCATGATGTAACAAGTAACAGTTGTAAAATCTTTACACAAGAACCTAGCCTCGGTACACATGGAACTGAAGATATTAATTATATGATTGTAGAGGCTGGAGAGTGGACACTACCTTCAGGCAAGAAAATTAAAGCTGGAAAAACATCTACACAACATCAACATTACTCAGGAAATTCTTATTTAGGGGATAAAATTACATTTTCAGATGCATTTTCAACAGCTCCAGTAGTAATACACCAAATTTCGGGCCAGAATAGCCCTAATTTCTGTAGTAGTGCCATATTGAGTATTGCATCAACTGGTTTTGAAATAACACAAGAAAAAGGCGGTACAGCTACCGACCTTTCAGTAGAAACAATAAATTGGATTGCATTTGAGAATACAGGAGGAAATTTTGTGTTTGATCATGGACAAACTGTAAAAATGGAAGTAGATGTAGAAAATAACGGAGCATCTGATGGTGTAGATAATACTTATCATGAATATACCTTCTCAAACACCTATTCTTCTACTCCCTATGTAATAGCTAAGATGAATAGTTCTAATGATACAGATGGAGCATGGAGTAGAGCCTCAGCTACAGCAACCAACACAACAAGAACAAGAGTCTATGCTGAAGAGGACCAGGTGGGAGATAGTGAGAGGAGCCATAATGACGAAAGTTTCGGGTTTGTTGTTTTCTCTAAACACATTGCATGGAGAGATTGCCATACAACCAATGGGTTTAAGATGGAGGTAGGACAAGTAAATAGCGAAGGTTCAATATATGACCACTCGGTGTTTGTAGAATTTCAGAATAACTATATAAATCCAGTAGTTGTAGCATTTATACAGACCAGGAATAATACAGGTTCAATGATAGTTCAAACATTGATAGATGATAGTTTAGAGGGCTATCAGTTCGCCTCATCGTATCTTATCAATATGAGAGACGTGGAGGGATTGAGTAAAGGATTTATTATTAATATACAAAATGCTAGTTCATCTCTAGGAGCAAATGCAGAGAAGATATCCTACATAGTGGTAGAGGCTGGAGATTGGACATTACCCAATGGGTTACATATCCAAGCTGGAAAAGCATCCAGTTTAGAATACCATGAAACAGTAGAGGCTTATACTGGAACTACAATACCATTTTATAGCGCCTTCAGTTCTACCCCTATTCTATTACATAGTTGCGGTGCTAGTTGGCACACAAGCGGAACTGTATTAGGTTTTGGAGTAACTACTACAGACTTCAAGTGTGTAATTGAGAAGGCTGGTTTAACAACATCAAACGGATATTCAGATGTTCCTTGTTATATGAATTGGATAGCTATTGATGATGCAAATGGTTCATTTACACTACACGATTCTATTGATTTATTAATGGAAACAAAGAAGGGTTCACCAGGTGTGAATTGCGGTGTAGATGATACTGCTTATGTTATCAATTACGCTAATACCTATAGCGTGGCTCCTATAGTTATTGCATCTCAAAATACTGGAAATGGGTCTGATGGTGGGTGGGCTAGAGGTTCGGGTACAAACTCAACAACACAATTCGGCATATATTCAGAAGAGGACCAAATATCAGATAGCGAAAGAGCGCATACTAGCGAGACTTTCTCTTTTGTTGTTTTTGAGTCTGCATTTAGTCTAGATCTTACAGAGGAAACTGTAACACCTTCATTAGATTATACGATTAAGATATCCCTGGAAGGTAATGCAGTCAACAACGAGAATTTACCAGAGTATGCTCATGCGATTATCGACAATAGACAATCACTAAAAGAGATTAGTTCAGGGTTATCAGACCAAGATATTGACATAGGTTATTCATTAGGGATGCCCCTTGCCATGTCCTTTACACGTTCAGGGAACTACAGATTCGGGTTAGTGGGTACAGAACTGGATATGTCTGAACACCTAAGCCCTTCTGAAGGGTTCTATAGAATATTTTACAATAATACAAAGACAGGATGAGTAATTATGCAATAAAGATATCACAACAGGGAAAAGACATACACCTTGCAGACTATAACGAGTTACGTTTCACTTCTGAATTTCCTGCTTTGAAGGTGGGGCAAACTGGATATCATCAAGTATTACTTGCTAGACAAATAGACCCTACTATACAGTACACCCCAGTTTTATATGCTCAAGTGAAAATCCCTCATAACGTGGGAAAAACACCCATGTTCATAGCATATACACAACATCACACTATAGCGGAAACATCTACAAAAGTTGAGAGTTTCAAGCAGTTCAGCTGGACCGATATACTAAGCATTGATGCAACATATGATTATATTGAAATTACAAACGAGTACAAAGCATACACCGATGATAAGTATATCTACTTCACCTGGACTATTACTTCACCGACTGATTTATACGAAAGATTGGATTTCTTTTACTTCATCTTTGATGAACCTCAAACACAGAATGAATACAATGTAGTTGGGGATGGATTCGCAGGAAACTCAATAGTTGGACAAAGCATAGTAGCAAAACCTTTTAATTCTTAATATGTAAAAATGAATATACCAGACCAAATTAGAGTAGCAGGAAACTATATTAGAACCTCTACAACTACACCTTTCGATAGTAACGATTTAGCTTTTGATGTTTATGACCCCACAAAAATTGAAAGTGAAGGGGGATTATTGGAGGTAGAATATGATATTCCTCATAAGAGAGAGGTTCTATATGTACTGTCAAAATCAGGCAATACGCTAACAATTGCGGATGATGGGAGGGGTTTATATGGTACAAACGCACAGGACCATCCAGCTAATTCTAATGTGAGAGATTTTTTTGTAGATGATCATATAAACCAATTCGTCCCAGGAATTACAAATATAAGCAATACACTCAACGGAGGATTCACAGGAAATGCAGTCCTTTCATACATGAGTACAGCTAGATTAGTAATGCTTCATTTTGATATTTCTGGAACTTTTAGTGGAGCTACTCACACTCATATTTGTACAATAGATTCCAATTATCTACCGACATATACATTGTATACAGCAGGTACAGCGGGTACAGCTGGGTGGTTTCAAATCAGCGTTAGACACACAGATGGTTATGTTCTCCTATGGCACCCAACAGGAATGTCAACACCGAGAGGATTTATTTCATGGTTTATTTAATACACTATGTTTGGAGCCAACATATCACAACTGAATAGTAACGTAAACGATGATAATTATCAGGACAAGGTATTCTCATCAATCAAACCATCATTTCTTATTAGAGGTAAAATCTCTATACCACTTACTACTTACGATACTGGAAACTATGCTCAGATTGTTTATACACACAATTACGGATATATACCTAACGTGATGGTATTCACTCATACCATGTCAGATAAGTATATCAACATACCTTCAACATGGGGAGAATATTACAATGATCCAGAAGGGTTAGTAATTGTATCTACTGAAGAGAGTTTCAATTGTTTTGCAGATTCTGTAGCGGTATACATAGAGGCTAGAGTTCATAGATTAGGATTATCACGTGAATTTAATTGGGATACTATGGTATGGGATGAAACACCAATAGATGAATTCATCATCCACGATTATATGTTTGATTTGATACTTTCAATGGAGGAGGTTAGTTAGGTTTAGCAACGAGTCCAATTAGGGTACCCTTATTTTTTACCCTCTGAACGCATTGTGGGGAGTTTATTTAGCCCTAAAAGCGGTTTACTTATCTTAGATGATACTTTATACCTACTTCAAAACTCGTTGTATACATTCTCGCTGATGAATTTAGCCTTCAATGCCTCATTTAGGAATACTTCAAACTCTTCTTCAGTCATATTGTATTTAACTGAATTGATATATGCCCTCTTCTCTGCATTACTTCCAAGAGATTTTAGGGTAGATAATTGTTTCTCTCCAGTTCGATAGAAATATTCTTTCATGAAACTCTTCTTCAGGTTAGTTGCTTGTGCTTTAACAGTTCCTTTATATGGTCCTGGACCTAATTCCTCTTCAGTAAATAACCTAATATAATAGTTCATCTCGCTTTCACTTCTATCAGTCTCTAAGAATTGAGCAACGTATCCTTCCAGGCTCTTCTCCTTCTCTAATTTCTCAACAGCTTTGGATTGTCTCTCATCCAGTACAGGTTCATATTCTGCCTCTCTTCTGCCCTGGTCTGTTACTTTAATCCATCTACCAAGTGTATTAGCAAGTATTGGAGCATTGATAACCTTTTCAAGATTGGTTATCTCTACGTCTCTAAGTGCATTTATATTAGGGAGAATCATTCCAGCCCCTTGATTTTGTATTAACCACTCTAGGAATATTGGAGCCGAATATTTAGGTCCTGCATTAAACTCATCATCAGGAATTACATTCCTACCTCTAAAACTATCATATGGATTTCTACCACTCAAGTAACTTATTGTAGCCCCTGCTCCAGTAAATATTGGAGATACTGAAGGGAATTGTCCTGCTCCATAATCAAGTATATTGAATAGATCTTGAAGATTTACATCATCATCACTTGCAAAGTTAAGTCCTTTCCAGAATAAGCCCCCTAAGAACCTACCAGTTTCGTCTTGAGGTATTCTCAAAAATTCAGTTTTACCATTTTTAGCACGTCCAATAGGGACCATTACATAGTTTGTTTTATCATATTCACTAGCATCATTCATCATCTTCTCCAACTCTTCACCTAACCAGCCCTTAGCAATTAAGAACATCAATAGTTTAGGCATTAGACTAACAAGCATAGTTTTCCAAGCCCAACCTGCCCTGGTTTTAGGGTCTGTAGCAGAGGCTAAATCAGCCCTCCATCCTTCTTTAATAGCATTACTGAATAAGAAAAGATTGTTAGTTACAGGAGTAGCCGCCCCCTTACGTCTAAAATCAGGAGAACCTACACGAGTTCTAAGGAACCTTGCTAATTCAGCATCGGGCATCTTCCCTTTAAGCTCAATATATCCTGCAACTTTAGGTAATGTTTCAATAAAGTTACCAAGAGTTTCAACTGCGTTTAATACTTTTGCAAACGGACGAATGAAAAGTTTTTGTTTCTTTCTAGGACTAATAGCCTTCAGGTCCGCTTTAACTAGTATTCTATCTATCTGTACGTCAGCTTTATCAGGATTGTTAAACATATCATTCCAGGTTACACCAAGTATTCCCAACTCATCCATTTCAGCAATTAGTTTATCGGGCTTATTTGAGGCTCTACCCCATGCAGAAGGAGCCGCTTGTGCATATCTATAGAAAGCTCTAGGTAACGAGGTTAAAGCTCCAGCTAATGTATCATCGGGAACATTTTTCCAATATCTAGTGAAGTCTCTTACAAAGTTGAAAGATTGAAAACCAAGATTTAACGAGGTGAAAACTGGACGATAGAACTTATTAGGAATACTCAACAATGCCCCCATCTTTACTAGGGTATCATTGTTCATTATGTTTACTGTATTAGCTATGTATTTATCAACGTTAAAACCTTCTAACTTACCATTAACAACTAACTTAATTGTCCCCTTACCCACTTCTTTAGTATCTAGTATCATATGCCCCTTTCCAATCCATTTAGTTCTAGCCTTTTCAATGTCTTTTGGAAAGTGCTTTGATAGCATCCCTATAATCTTTTTCTTCGTTTCGTTCCTCTCGATTGCAGTTATGATTGATACATTTTTCATGATTGTAGATATTGCAGGATTAGCAATATCTTTGAAAGTCCCCTTTTGACCACGTACAGCAGGAGATACGTATAAATCTAAATACTCAATCACCTGGAATGTAGCGTATGAATCATTCGATTCCATCTTCTCTATTAATTCAGGAGTGTAATATCCAACATCTTTAGCTCTTCTGATTATCTCTTTATTAGCTAGTCTAAACTCTTCTTTAGCTTTTGTTAGTTGGTCCCACTTCTCAGCAGAATAAAATCCTTTGAGATACTTCAATTGCTCTTTTGCACTTGTGGTTGTATATCCTAATGGATTAGCAATACCAGCAGGTAGAATACTTTTAATCTCAGCCCAATGCTCAGCAGGTAGATGATTCTCTAAATAGGTATATTGTTCAAACACAGTCATATCTTGTATATGAGATAGTGTTTCTATTATAAGGTCCGCTATTTGTGGTTTCTGCTCTTCTATTAGATCTATAAGAGTAACTAATCCCCCCCTCTCATCTCTAACACGTTCCAGGAATAATATTTCTCCTAATTGCTCCCATGTAACATCAGCTTTTGTTAACCTCTTCTCAATTGGTAATATAAACTTCTCAAGAAATGCCTTGATTTTCGCATCTACATAGTTATTACTCTCAAGTGCATGAATTGGATTTTCATCTGCTGATAGGTTTACTCCTTTCTTTTTCAATTCGTTAACTTTATCTATTACAGCTTGATTTTCATCTAGTAACAAATACTTCGTTAAGAACTTTAATCCAGTTCTTGAATCTTGGACCTCTGCTATCTTAGCGGTGAATATATCCTCTCCCGATGCTATCATTTCCATAAACTTCTTATTTCTTTGGCTCCCTATTGCCTCAGGACCTTTATAAAGTACGTCATATGTTTCAAGCAATGCATTAAACACATTAGGTTTCTTATATGCAAAGGCAAGGAATGTTTTTAAGAATGTAGGAGCCTTTGCCTTTAGTATGTCTGGACGTACAAACAAAACACTTATTGCATCTGCATATAGTTCTTTAGCGGAAAATCTGTAGTTAGTGTAACTTTCGTCTGCATCAATATCGAAAGGTCTCCATAACACAGTTAGGTTTTTTAGTTCTGCAGTTACTGTTTTATTGTATACAGCATCTTTCTGAAGTTCTTTAATCTCCTTATTAATCCTTTTAATCTCTTTAAGGGATTGTGTATCTTCAGCCTTATATGCTCTCGGACCAGCGTTAGTTTTCTTTCTAAGTTCTTTTATATCTCTTCTCTTCTCCTGGAATTTTATTCTCTCATCAACAAGTGATTCCACTTTCTTTTGTTTCTCTTCATTGATTAATTTACCCTTCATATATCTACTCAATGTAGCTAGTCTACCTAATAAATTACCCCTCTTCATTGTTTTAGTTGGAAGGTAGTCTATTAAATGTCCAATTTCATGAGCAAGTATTTTAGTGGCTTGTCTTTCGTCAATGAATAGTTTCCCTAACATTTTGATAGTTCCTGTTCGGTGAAAACCTAGCTTACGACCCATTTTATTTCTGATTTCAATGAAGTTACCATTTGTTAATTGTCGGAAGATATTAGCCATCTCAGGCATTTGTATTGATGGTGGTACGTGGTCCAGCATCTTGTTTGTTATCTCCTCAGGTGTGAAATTGAGAGGAATATCCTCATCTTTAGCATACATACCAATACTAGCATCTACAGATGATGATATAGGTTTAACTTTACCTCTCTTAATCTGAATATTGAATAATTGTTCTGTAGCCCTAATAGCGTTCATGGTTAATTGTCTTTGCCATGCTTGATTCTTTGGACTCCATCTGAAAGCGTTTTTCTTGAGTTTATCCCTAGTAGTAGAATCAGGTTTGCTATCAAAGAGTATTTGTAACCTTGCCTCTTCTGTATTCATGAAGATTTTACCTCCATCAAAAGGGGTTTCAGTCGGTTCAATACTTTTAATCTTCTCTAATCTAGTTATGCGGTCCCTAACTTGTTTGATTTTTCCCTTATTGTTTCTGAGTACATATGCGGGTATCCCATTGTTTAATTCCCCTCCCTTGATTAATATCTGGTCCTTAATCTTCTCAGACAATTCCAACTTCTCAAGTTTCTGTTCAATATCCTTACCACTTCTAACTATCTTATTAATTTGGACCATCTTCTCATGCCAACCCTCTAATGCTTTCAATCTCTCTTTTAATTTCACAAGTGCATCAGGATCAGATTGACTAATAACAGCCGAGGTAGTTGGATTAAGCGTGTTTTTAATCTTTGCTAATACCTTATCCCTATACTCTATCGACTCTCTAACCTTATTATCATAAGAATCATTTCGTTTCCTCATTGTACTTGTGGGGAATCTAGCAGGACCAGATATCATAGAGGATACTATCCTAGAGTGTGAACTTAACATATCAAGAGTTCTCTTCTTATACCCTTCTCTGTATCTTTCAAACATTTCATTTAGTTGATTAACCTTTTCTTTAGTATCAGCATATTTTTTGAGTAGTTCATAATCAGACTTCATAATATCAATGTATTCATCAACTCTACTCTGCCCTCTCTTTTCAGGAGAATAACTAGTACCCTCATGCGCCCTAATAGCTAAATCTAGGGGGATGTCATCTTCAATACCTTCAAGCGGGTTTGTAGATGTAGGTTCTTCTGCACCATACCCAAGCTGATACATCTTCTCTCTATATCTTCTCCTTGCCTCTGCTTTATATAGGTTTAACATCTCCTCTGCTTTAGAGTCTTTGCGGAGTTTAATGAGTTTAGGATTATCGCTATTTAGTTTATCAAGAACAGCCTCAGTTACCTTCTTATCGTGAAGATGTTCTGGAACCCATGAAGGATAGAAGGACCTTGCACCATACCATTTATAATCGATGGTATCGCCATTGCCTGTTCTCATTTTACCTGGATTAGCCTCAAGACCATGAGATAACTCAAACAAGAGTTCTCCCATAATATCCTTTTTGAGTTGGAGCTGGTCTACTGGTTCTGGTTGTTCTTTTTCTTGTTCAATTGGTACTGTCTTATCTTCTCTTCCTCTCTCTCTAGCCCCTTGCTCAATGCCTCCTTGAGTAAGATTTTCCTCTCCTCCCAAGAGGGGTATTGCCTCATCTTTTGTAAGTTCTCCTTCGTTATATTTTTGTCTGACATGATCATTTAACTTATTAATTAAACTATCTTTATCGTACTGGATGTTATCGAGATAAGAGGGGTCGACTTCTTCATGTTTTTTATATCCAAGGTTGTTATTAAATACTATTGTTTTAACTTCCCTGGACTTATTAAAACGTTTGACCAGCTCCTTCATTACATCAATAGCAACTATATGTTGGTTAACATGAGTTGTTACTGGAACTGTTCTCTTATCTCCATTTTTGAATCTCTTTAATACACCATCTACAAATGCATCTGTAGCATCTCTATTAATATGCATTATATCAATTCTTTTCTTATATGCTAATGCCTCATCAATCCTCTGTAACCCCCTTTCCATATTCCCTAAATTGGAATCAAAGTAGATTGAATATAGGTCCTGGATGTCATCAGTTACACTAGACTTGCCCGAACCTGGACCACCTGAAGAAAACAAGATGTTTCGTATATCATCCTTCTGAAGTTCTAGGGCTTTTCTATAAACTAGTTTAGCTAAATTGCCTCCTGCAATGTCAAAGTGTGTATCACCAGTTTTAGTATATCCCGTAAATAGAGTTTTAGCATTATCTCCGTTGACATGTATGTTTCCACTAGGTTTAGTAAACTTCTCAATATACTCATTTATCAACTTTTCAGAGTTATTTACTAGTTCTAGTAAGCTCTGCTCTTGAAGTTTAGAGGAGAATGTTTCTGGTAAATCAATATCTAATAATTTGGCTTTATCTCTATAAGTACCTGCCTTATCCTTTAATACAAGCTGATTATAACTTGCTATTAAATCGTTTCTGGTGGTCCTTTCAAACCAGCCCTTATCTTTAGTCTCTTTGTACTCCTTATCAGTTTTCTTATAATACTCTAAACCTATATCCACAAACTCATCTCTAGTAAGTTTGTATGAGTCCTCATGTCCTTTCCATATCTTCTCGCCCATCTCCATTTGTTCCATATAATCCAAACCTTCCTGGACCTCCTTGTCAATTTCTCTCCATCTAGTTAATAATTGGGCATCATCTATCTTCCCTTCAGCCTTTAGTTTCCTTAGGTCTAATTGTTCTTTACGCAATGCCTTGAGCTTATTCATTTCCCCTTTTACAAAATCACTAGACTTATTACTACTCTTCTCGCCCATCTCCATAATATCGGGCTTATTAGATTTGGACCCTTCTTCATAAAATGATTGGTTCTCTCTATCCAGGAGAGGTGGTTTATCAAACGTTGGATAATCTTTCTGCCCCTTGAAGGAGTTATCTCCAAAATAGTTTTTCTTTTTAGCTGGTTTCTTTTGTTTCTCTTTAACTGGTTCTTTTTTCGACTCCTGGCTTGTCTCTTCGTTTTGCTTAATACTGTTATAGATCTTTTTCAATGGGAATCTTATATCAACTTCTTCACCATTTAGTTCTTGTATAAGTATCATATCCTTCTTTACTTCAGCCCTATACCCAGGTCCTGCTTTACCTAGTGAATGTAGGCTACTCATATCATCACCCCTTTTAACATAGTTCTCTATTAATTCTGTAGCTACTTGTTCAGCAGTTTTTTTGGTTGTTTCCTCTTCTTTTGTTTCAACTGCTATCCCTTCTGGTACTTCTGCCTGGTCCTCTCTTATTTTAGTGGTGATTATAGGGATATCATTTATCCTTAATTCTGCATATGCTTTTAAGCGATGATTTCCATCTTCTACCTCAAAGGTATTCGGTCCTGTAGGTCTAGCTACAATTGGTACTCTTTTACCGCTTTTAATCTCCTCAAGCGCCCTTTGCCCCCTTTCGGTATCAAGAGATACATTTTCACTTGATTTTATTTGTGTTCTATCTATTGTTCGCCTTTCAACATTATCTGGTCCGCCTATGTTATCAATCGCCTCTTTGAAAGTTCCTTTGCCTATAAACTCATCCTCAAAATAACCCGATTCAGTATCATTGTATTCCTGGAATATATCTGATTCAGGGGTAACATCATTTCTCAAACTCTCTGTTACCTCTTGTACGTCATTCTCGACTGGACCACCCTCTAACTCATTCAATTCATTAACATCAAACTCACCATCTTCAACCCCTTCTGTAACTCCATCAGTTGCGATAATATCTTCAATCCCTGCTAATTCATCTGGAACGTTCTCTTCTTGTTGTAAGTTCTGTAGTTCCTCTTTAATTACTTCTGGTAAATTCTCTTCAGGGATCTTTTCATCCTCTTCTATGGGGATATCAATAGGCTTAGGCTGTCTTTTATCTCTCCATTTATAGATTTGATTAACAGTTTTATCTGGAATTTTGAGTAACCCTCCATACATACCAATACCTATAGCCTCCATAATAAGCCTGGTTCTACCTTCAGGAGTTGTAATAGGGTCGTTATATTCCCTACTATCCAACATAGCCTGGAATGGTTCGTTGAACTCTTCTTCAAAGATTTCTTGTAATACTCCATTGAACCCCGATTTCTTCAGATACTCTCCAAAAACAGTTAGTGTTTTATCATTACGCTTAGATAAAACCCTCCCTATTACTGATTTCTGAATAAAATTCTCAGGATTTTTCACTACTAGCCCCAAGCGTTTAGTAATGGTCCTATAAACTTGTCCTGCCTCTCTACGGGTAATTAACCCTCCAACCTTCTCACTAAATGTTTCAACATAAACGGATGCAAAACCTTTAGTAAACGCTGTTAGTAAGTCATCCCCTTCTGATACTTGCTTTAATAACATATCTCCGTTTTCACCTGCAACTAAGTCGTGTTGTGGTAGTGTGTATTCTAATGTCTTATTTTCAACTGCGGGTACGTTTATTCCAGTTTGTACAAGCGTTTGAGTCATTTCACCTGCTAACTTAGAGACAAAGCTATTAGCCCTGCTCTTAGGTAGAATCTTAGCTATAGGTTTAATAGCTTTTGCTCCAGTAGTAATTCCTTTAGCTACACCTCCTAACATAGCGAACTCAAGTCCATATCTACCCATATCTACTAATGATTCACCTAATCCGTATGGGATACCTTTATCTACCCTGGAGTTGATTAAATCTATCTGCATATTCTCAAGTAGACTCAATTCATACTCGCTTAGTTCGTCAGTCCCTTGATACTTCTCTCTAATTGCCCTAATGTCTAATACTTCTCTCTCTTCATCCGTTAGTTTCCCTAATACCTCTTGCATATTACCCATCCTTGCATTTTGACCTACATTGTATGCAAAGGGTACAAACCTACCCTCTTGTATAGAATGTTTTAACCCATCCCAAAAACCAGTTTTTACATCCTCTCTAGCTAGAAAATTGGATACTTCTTCAGCGTATTTCATCTTCTCTGAAATTAGTGCTGTCTCCTCTGCTTGATCTTGAGGTACAATTAACCCTTGTGAATACTTATTCTCATTCAAGTTACCTAGAATATTCTTTACTTCACCTTTGAAGGTTTTGTCTTTTTCTTTATACTCTTGAGTTTTGGTTTTGATTTCCTTCTTGAAGTTTTCACTATCTTCTTTCGACTCCTTCAATATTGTTTTGAAGTCTTTTTTCTCTCCCTTCTCGCCCCATGCATCAGGATTGTATTTACCTTTGCCCGATAGAAAATCTAGTAGTTTTAATCCAGGGGACCTCTCTTGTAATCTCTTCTCATATTCTGATAGCTCTTTATTGATATTGTTCAATCTCTCTAATACAAGAGGTGTGTAATAGGTGTATTCTTGTTCGGAGATATTAATTTCAGGCTCTTTCAGGTCCTCATATTTTTTTTTTGATTTAGAGAAGAGATTTTTTATTTTACCGAAGATACCGCTATTCTCTTGGTTTTCCTCATAGTCCTGGATTGATTCATCTTTAGGAGTAGTTTTCTGATTAATAGCATCAGACTCAATCTGTTTCGCCTTATAGTTCTCTACATTCTTAGGGTCGAAAAGCTGAGATGCATAATCTTCATTATCATCTGTTACTCCAGCCCCATATATGTCTGATAATACATCAAAAGTATAAGCCCCTCCAGATTGAGGAACGTTATCGACTTTCTTATCGTCTTTGTATAAGTCATAAAGGTCTTTGTAAGAATAAGCCATAGTTAAACAATTCTTAGATTTAACTTATTAAATACTGCTGTTAGAATTGCGATTGCCTGGTCATCATTGATTGGGTCTTTCTTTTGAGCTGCATTTAGTTTCGTGAACTGGACCAATCCTCTAAATTGAGCTTGTGTTAACTTTTTATCTTTAATCCCATATTGACTAATTAGTTTTTGTGTAGCTAATAACCCGCCCTGGAATTGTGTTGTATTGTATTTAGGTGTTTTAGGAGTTGTTTTTGAATCACCACCCCCACCACCTCCAGAAGGTCTAGCTTGATATGTGGAACCCACTCGTTCACTCTTAACTGAGAATGAACCATCCTGATTAAGCATTAATATATCGGTCCATTGTGTACCACTTGCATCAACCCTTGTAGAGATATGTTTAATCTGAGCATCGGGAGGTACTTTCATACTCGAAACAAAACCGACTGGTAATCCAGCCATCACTTCAAGAGTATTAATTTTGGACCTCTGAGCATCTGAGAAGTTATTCCAGGTTAAAGAACCTTTAGTAATCATATCCATATATATTTGAAGGTTAGCCCTTGCCATGTTTTCATCAGCACGTTTTTGTTTTTCATTGAACTCAAGTTCAAATTGCCTCTTATTCTCATCGAACTTTTCTCTTTCAAATTTCATTTGTTCTTCAAACCTTCTCTTATCCTCTACCATCTCATAGACTTGTAGGTTCTCTGAGAACCTTGCATTATAGTCATTGACTGCATTGGTATAGTCTTGAGAGGTTAGATTCATAATCGTTGAGATTATGTCGTTTGCTATGCCAATCTGCATAGACTTTGTTTGTATTTGTCTATTGATAAAGTCAATATTCTCTCTCTCTTGACGTTCTATAGTACCCGTACGCCCTTCTATCACTCCTAATGTAACCCCTGATTTATCTCTTTGTTGTTGAGTTCTATTCCTTAACCTTGCCTCTACCTCTTGTTTTTGAGCCTCAAGGTCCGTTAGGGACCTCTCAAGGTCGGGTAAACCCTTCTCTATCCTTATTTGTTCATATAGAGATGTTAGGTTTGGTAGACCTGGACGACTCCCTGGGGATAACTGATTAGCTAATTCGGACTCTGCGGAACCTTCTAAAAAAGGAGTTGCATATTGTGGGGAAGTGTTACCTTCTCCATAAAGAGAGTTTTGAATTGTTGCTAAATATCCAGGTACTTGATCCTGAGAGGCAGGAGTAGGGAGTATCTCGGTGGCTTCAACTGCATTAGTCGGTGCAGGTGGGGGCGTTGCTATTGGCTGAGTTTCATAAGTTTGTGAACCTTCAGTAGGTAAATTCGTTACCTTAGGTGTTGACGTTGTTGTTGTTTGTGGTTCAGTTGCCATTTATATTAAGCAATTTCATCATATTGATAATTCATAGTTGTACTAGAACCCGCTGTATCTCCAGCATCAGTTTGAATTTGATGTACAAGATAGTCACTTGCTCCAGTTGCTGTAAGTTCTCCAGTCAATGAACCTCCAATTCCTAGATTAGCTGTTCCTGGTTCACTTGTTGGCATTGCCTGGTCCGCTACTGTAGATGAAGTAGCTACTGGTGTAGCAAAGGTTTCAGCTCCACCATAAGCAGATGTTCTAGCATTTGTTACATGAGTTGCACTTCCCCCTAATGCTCCAGTTCTCCATACTTTAAGATTCTTAATAGCACTAGAACCTCCCATGTTGGTTACTTCTATTTTCTGCCATTTCTCATAAGAGTTTTCTCCTGGAACAATTGGATATGATGCAGCAGTTAGATTAACTGCATCTGTACTACCCATGTTTGAGTTAGTGATTGATGCGGTTTTAGTTTCCGATACTGTATTAAATTCGTTTATTTGTACTGTAGCTGCCATTTTGATTAGACATAATAATTAAAGTTCAAAGCCATGATTAGGATACGCCTCTCCTCGGCTTAGAGGAGTGGTAATTTCATATGACCTATCTTTATTTTTTCGTCTCATTTGGAAAAGTGCATCATCAATGAATTTCTCTATGCTTTGTTCATATTCATCCAATGGTAATGGCTTATCCTTGTTCGACTTAACATCTTTACTACATAAATAAAGTAGTGGAGCATGTAACTCTTTAGGGAACCCACGTGTAGTGCTTGAAGGTGCTATTGATAAATCTAATGCATCGTCCAAATCTGTAGCCTCCCATGGGTCGGGATATGTTGAAAAGTAGACTTTTAATCCACTAGTAACGTTAGTAATAGCTCCAGTAAGTAGATAAATAGCCCCTCTGAACTGGTAATACTTAGCTCTACCACGTTCGTTTCCAAATAAAGAAATAATCATATCTTCTGTAATAGCCCGATCTATTGAAGAGAGTTGAACCTCTTCTAATTCAATCCAGTTACTACCATCTAATTTAGCCTCAACTTTCTCTAATGAAATAACTTCATCCCCTGTACTTGCATCAATCACTAATGAATATTCCCTTTGGTCCTCAATCAAGTTAGTAGTAGCGATAGCTCCGAAATAACTTTCAGATACTTCTGCTACTACCTTCTGAGCAAGTAGGTCCTTGTGGAAGTTCATTAGTGGTAATATCTCTGCATCAGTTAGAGTGGTGCTATTCGTACCAGTTCTAAATCTGAGTAGAGTTGTAAATTCAGTAAATAGCATCCTTCTCTTCTAATACTAATTTAATGGTATCCTTGTTAACTTCAATCAGTTCTTTATAATCCTGTAACTTCTTCTCGTATTGTTCCTCTTCAAACTTACCTAGTTTCTTAAATGTTTTGCTTTTCTTTAACTTATCTATCTTTTTTTTGTGTCTCAGCTTTGCTAGTTTAATGCTTAAATCTAGCTGTATGAGATTTTTCCTGGATTGTGTTTCAAGTTCGTCTAGATAAGTTAGTTTGAATTTTTCGTTTACAATCATGATAGGGCATCCCTAACATCTTCAGCTCTCTCTACTGCAAACATGCTTAAACTTTCATCGGTTTGCTGTTGGGACCTCATGATGATATCAGCGATAGCTTGAGGTAAATCTATATATTCACCTTTAGGAACCTTGTAAAAAGCTCCATTTAATCCAATCTCTAGAAATGATTTACCCCTCTTCTCTGTAGGTCCAAGAGGTACTAAGACTCTAACCTTTTGTTGTTCTCTGAGTCTTTCCTCCATTTGTTCTTTTTGTTTCTTGAAAGAACTTGCTATATCTTTACTTCTAGCTACTGGTGATTTAACTGTATTTTCTTTTACGTCTGAGGATTCAACCTCTTTTGTATTTACGTCTTTGACTTTAGACATTTTGTTTTTGTTAATAAATAAGCTATTGGGTAGGGACGAGATAACCCCATCCCTACCATCAATTAATAGTTATTATTCTGCTGTTACGTCTCCAGGCGCCCATGCATCATCAAATCTACCTAATAGAGATGCATTACCTCCGAAACTTACATAAGTGTCGGTGATGTGAGCTGCATCAAGGTCATCTGAAGAGGCATCAAAAGCAGTTGCCCCTGCGGCAATTGCAATTCTCGCATATCCTAAAGCTACCTTTCCTGAAGGTACTTCTGGTATTAATGCGTTTCCAGCTCCTGTAGCGATATCACCCATTACTAGAGTGATAGTTCCTGCACTATCAGCAACTACAAGATATACTGCCTCTTGTACGCTTGATGCGTTAGCAGCTATATCATGAGTCGTTGCGGTGAAAGCTGTCTCTGCTCCAGTTACGGATACAAGTACACCATTTACACAAGCAACTGCTGTAGTAGTCTTAATTGTTTTCTTTGATGAAGTTCCAATAGCAACTGTAGGATTTCCCAACATTCGATAGTTGAGTGCATCATGGAGTTGGTCCATGTAGTTCATTAAGGCTTGTTTATGCCCTACTATGTGGTTTGAGTTAATTTCCATAGTTAATTAATTAATAGTTAATAAAGTATTATTCGTTAGAGTGTTCAACTCGGACCATAAACATCTCTTGAAGTCTAGTTACACCCATAGTTGCTTTCCAACCTGATGTACCTCTTTGATTCAAAGGATCTTCTGTACCTCCTGAACCTACTGGTTTGACAATGTTTTCCATTGCTCTACCTGATAGTCTCGAAACTCCGTATGCATCCATACCTAAGAATAGAGTTGAGTAAACATCAACACTATTGCCTCCATCTTCAAATACTTTAGCGTTTGTAGTTTCTACAAATCTAACCTCTTCAAATTTTCCAACTTCTCCTGGAAGTGGTTGTGAGTTCTGATAGTATTTCTCTACTGGTTCAAAACCTGATACACCTCTAAGGTTTAGAGTAGTTGTAGGATGTACCATAGCAACATAAGCTGAGGCTACTGGAGTAGTGTTATAACCTCTATCTGCTGAAACGATTTTAGTAATCCTCTTTGCGTTCTGCATCTTCAAGGTCCAAATAGCGAGTCTTATTTCATCTGCAAGTAGTTTATCGCCCGTTGTAATGTCTGTTCTTTCGTCATTAGCTTTAGGAGCTGTAACATCTGCATAGCGGATATTAGTTCCAGCATGTAATACTTCTCTAATTATTAAATCGAGTGATTGTCCTGCTTGTTCTCCTAATACTTCTGCAGCCTCCATCAAAACGGGGTCTATTGAAGTATCTCGCGTGAAGTCATCTACAGTTATGTAATCACCATATTGTTTTATCTGAGTGGTTACATCAGTAACTGATAGTTGTTTACCTTCAGGAGTTACTCCAGGTGTTAGAGGAGTAGTGTTTGCTGATAATGCATTGTATTTTCTGAACTTGATAGTATCAGTATTATGCATTGGTAAATCTCTTACTTGTGCAAATCTATCATGTAAGAGTAAAGGTAAAGCCCTGCTCAATAGTTGTCTATCGTAGTATGTATTTACAGGGTAGGGAATGTTTGCTGTGGTGTTTAATGCCATTTGGTTAAAGTAATAAATAAAAAATAAAGGGTACAAATAGTCTCTTCCCTAGAGATTAAATTATCTGTACCCAGTATTTCTGGTTAAGCTGTACCCAACTTATCGGGCGGAGTATTACTTTTTAGTTATAAAAAGTCAATATCTTCCAGCGTTTTTTATTCTCATCTGATTAATTGCCTTTTCAAAATCCTCTTCTGAAAGGTCCCAGGCATTGCCTAGTTCATTTCCTTTGCTTGAAGAGTTGGACCCCTTGAAGAAGTCCCTATCTACATTGGATTGATTTGTATCTGCCATCTGCTTACCTATCTCTACTAATTCAGATGGACCCAATGCAATAGCTAGAACTCTATCAATGGGTAGTGTTCTGTTCTCAGGTTTCATAGCCTCTTCAAGTATTTTATTAGCGTGTTTCTTGTATACTTCATTTCCATCCTCAAGTAGGAAATCACTAACTTTATCCTTTGCTACTAGCCTTTCAACTCTATCATCGGGGTTGTCCTTGCCTTCAGGCTTTGTTTTATCCCCTTTGGTTTCTGCCTTCTTCTCTTCAGGTTCGTTGTTATCTTCTCCTTCTGCCTCTTCATCTAAGTCATCAAAAGGATCTTTGTAATCTTCATTCATTGTATGAATATAAAAAATAAATTACCCAGTTAATCTGGTAGGTTATAATATGGGTCCAGGTAGTTTTTAATAGATGTTTTCTTATATTGTTTATCTAGTCTTACAACTTGCTCAGGTAGATTTATAAACCTAGTTAATTGCTCTATGAGTTTAGCGGTCCTTACTCTCTCCTCTCCTAGTTTCTGATAGTCTACAGACTCTGGAATCACTAACAAATCCTTTTTGAGTTCCTCAATCGTATCCTCAATAACGGAAACAAGGTATTTCCATCCCTCAGTTGAGATTAGATTAGCAAAGTTTTCTACAATTACCTCTTGTTCCTTATGTATCATTGCATCATAAGTGCTTGGCTTATATTAGATGGAGCATCAGGGTTCAATTGTGCATTTATATTAGGTTCTCCTGGTTGTTGATTCTGTAATTCAGGGAATAATTCAGGCTTAGCTTTCTGAAGTGCCATTGCCGCCTTATGGGTTTCAATATGTGCAAACGTGGCTTTAGTTGCTTTAGCTCTTTCGTGTATCTCTATGTGAGCCATGTGGTCATCATTAGGTTTAACTGGAGTTTTCTTATCCTTATCAAGAAGTTGATTCTCCTCTTCTGCCATCAACTCATCAGGAGATGGGGGGAGTAGTTTATTAATTTCAGTAATGGTGTACCCTATGAGCTTGTACATCTTCTTAGCTATATAGCGGTGATTAGTTCCTGGATTGTTTGCAGTTGCTTTATAGACTGTAGCAAGTCTAGTTAGTTCTTTATCTCTGATAGCCTCTGAAAGTATTTTAGAAGTGATTGTAATATTCGGGTCCGCCTTAGGAGTTATAAGTTCATTCTTCTTGTATGTTTTCCAGTCAGAACCAAAAGCCGATTTAAGTTCTACCAACTTCTTAGAAGTATCAGGCATGTACTTGTGATACATGAAGTACCATGTTTTCCAGAAGTTCTTTTCCGATATCTCAAAGAATTTAGCAGTTAGAGAATATCTCACTCCTACTTTAGAGGCTACAAGATTAATTTCACCTAGTGTTTTATCTTGAGATGAAGTTACCCCTTGTTGTGTTTCAGGCGTGGCTGTAGCTTTTTGAGCCGCCTCATCCAGTTGATTCATGATATATTCAACGACATTTACATTAGGGTAATCCTTCGGAAGGGCTACTACAGCCCCTACAGGGTCGTGTTTTATTCCAGTTTTTTTATTTAAGCCGAAATCTAACTCTTTTGGATTAGTTATCTTAGTTTCATTGTATAGGTAATGAGGATAGATTGAGTGCTGTATGCTATCTAGAGTCGCATTTTGTGTAATTGCTTTAGCTCTTTGTTTATCTTCAATCAAGTCAGGAATAGATACACCATCCCAGTCTCTACTCATTTTAGATGATGGACGATCTACTGCTAACCAACTAGCCTGGTTCTTAGCTACAGAATACTTAACAACATCTGCAAAGTCATTAGTGGTAACAACTAAGCATTTCTTTCCCTTGAAATGGGTATGCCATTTGATAAGTTGAAACGATTCATTATCTCCAAATTCAGGACCCTCTTTAGAATCATTCTGAGTGTTTTGAGCATCAGCTCTAGCCCTTCTAGCCTCTTCTATTCCTGAATCATGCTTGATTGATGTTTGAATAATTCTATCAATGGATGCATAGCGGTCCTTCTCTAATTCCCTTTTGGTAATTTCTACATCCTGCCCCCAGAATCTACAACCACGTGAAGTTGAACTATCATTAAATGCACTTGCTTTAGGGTCCCTATAGAATACAAGGGGGTCTATTACCTGGACCTCAGGAGTATTAGTTTTGGTATCGAATCCTACAAACTCAACCATACCTCTACCAAAGAAAAGGGAATCAAATATCCAATCATAATTAATCTCAGCCATCCCCATTTCATCAAAATCATATCGGGCGATATGGTTCAAGTTCTCAGCTTGTGTATCATCTCCAGTCTCATGTCCTGAAAACTCTACTTGCATTTGGTCGTTATACAAACTAGCTATAACAGTCATGAAGATTGTATATAGCAAAGGGTCCCCGAACTTATCTTCATCTCTCTTTTGGTTATTGAAAAGGGAAAGTCTCATTCCCCATACCTTTTTTTTATGCTGTAAATAGTTTCTAGAGGTATCGTATTCTGCCTCAACTTGTTTTAATAATCGCTTAGTCTCTTCAGGAGTAAGAGGAATATCCCCTCCGCTTGTGTTTTGTTCCTGGAACTCTACCTTCACTTGCTCATTGGTTATTTTATTTTTTGGCATTTTTTAGATCTTTTAATAATTCTTCTAGTTCTTTATCAGTCATAGTTTTTAATTCGTCTGTAGGGTCCGCCCTCTTTATCTCTTGTAGGTCCCTCCAACCAAATCTATTTTTCATATTGAAAATCCAAACTGTAGCATTTAGTTTTACATCTTGTGGTCCGCCTAGAATATAATCAATCCCTAATCCTTCCCAAAACATCCTACATTGCACTTCCCCTTCTTTTATGGCATCTGAAAACTCTCTATGAATTTTCACCCATCTATACAAAGTATCTGCTGTAATATGTAAAGAACCTGCAACTGCCTCTTTAGAATAACCCCTACTCATCAAGTCTACGACTTTCTTACAATAGGCTTTTTTGTATTTAGTAGGTCTAGCCATCTCATAGAATTAGAGTTACGAGTTTGATTCTCAATTTTCGTGGGAGTATTACTTTTTTTTGAGGCGATTGTCAAATATTTTGTGTGATTTTATCCAGGAATAAATGTTTCATCCCTAGAAGATATCGAGTAAGTTCTGATATCTCTTCATCCTCTGTAAGGTAGTCGTAATAATAACTACCCTTTTTGAAGTTGATAATTACCCTATTTTCCCCATGTTTTGTGTAGGCTATAGCCCCTTCTTTAACTTTAACCTTTTTGTTTTCTCTGATGATGTGAAAGGAATTAGCTACACGATAACGGAGACGAACAAAAGTAATTATATCTACGATTGACTCGGCTCTAGTGGAGCTAAATCTGTAGTATTTACGTGATATGTTGTTTCCCATGTTAGGTAGTGTTAAGAAATAAACCAGTACGTTTAAGCTCCTCAAAACGTTTACGACTAAGTTTGAGAAGGTCCGAACTCGCACGTTTAGGCGGTGGGGGTGGTACCCATCCAGGAGGTAAATCTAGTTTCCGTTCCTGGTATACAGGTTTCAAATCTAAATCATCATTCCATCTCTGAGCATTGAGCCAACTTGTAGGGAGGGGAATATATCGGGGTTCTGTTTTGTGTTGTTTCCAGTAACGGAGATAGCGTTGAAGTCCCTGGATTATTTTTTCATGATAACCATCCTTCACTAGGATTTTATATTTCTTCTCTGCATCAACTTTACTTTGTTTCCTTGGATATAAATTCCAAAACTCATTGAACATTTCTTTTGTATATATTTCTTTTGTAATACTTTCTTTTGTGGTTGAAGATATCTTCACTAGTTTTTTACCGTTTTCTTCACTAGTTGTTGCAGTTTTCTTCACTAGTGTAGTTTTCTTCACTAGTGAACTTTTCTGTACTAGTTCCCATTTAGTAGGGTTCTTCTCAATACGCCATACATTAGGGCTATTTACCGATGAACCTTTCTTCACTAGTGAAATTATCTTCACTAGTTGGAGTTCATTAGTTCCAGTAATTACACTTCTAATACTTCTATTAATTCCTTTAGCAATTTGAGAGTTAGAGATTGCATCCTGGTCTTTGTGATATCCGTTTAATTTTCTCAAGAGGAAGAAGAGGACCGCATAAGCTGAACCGCTTAGGTTCGCTTTTGCACAGAAGTCTAGTATTTCATTTTCAATTTTAGTGTAACTGGTATTTTGTGGGCTAGTTGAGGTCATGTATTTTTAAGTAAACTACATGTATAGTTAATAGCTTAATGCCAACTTGTCTACGTGTCAAGTTTTTTTAATCTTTTTTTTGGGAAAATTTGATAGCTGACTCAAGAAGTATTACTACTTGAGTAGTTACATGCATTGTAAAATTATTTGGGGAATGATTAGATTCTAGGTCTTTTAGAAGTCGTTTTATTTTGTGGTAATTTTCGTCCATGAATATATAACTCCATAGGCTATATAACATTATAGCATTGTTACTGTCAAACTTTCTCGGAATTTTTGTTAATTTGGGATAATCCAGACTCGGACCTTTTACGAATAGCAAGTTCATACTTGCTTAATCCTTTAGTAAACTTATGCCCGAATACACGTTCATACTCGGCATATAAAGTTGTTGGTGTTGTATTAAAGGCTTTAGCGATTGATCTTACGGAAGGATACTCAAGGTCTTGGGCTAGACGAAATATCAATCTTAATTTTTCAAGATTCTCAATAGCGGACCTCTTATCATAACCTCTTGGCACAGAATTATTATGAGAGTTAATAAGAAAAACCAGGTTTTGTCTAAACTTGGGAATTGATGACATTATATCAGTAATAATATAAGAAATAAAGCGAAATATATCTTGACACGTAATCAATTACACAATAGAATATAATCTTCTAGACTATATGTCAAGTTCCAGGAAGGGAGAAGTTTTGAGTTAAGGCACAGTTAATTCAATGTCCTACCCTCCTGGACCTGACTTAGTAGGAGCAAAAGAAGAGGAAACAATGCTCAGATAATCCCCTATTGAAGATAAAAAAGCCCCCTATCAGAACCAATGCCACTAGGAACAATACAGTCTCCACTACTTTCGTAATGAATTTTCTAGCCCTGGATGGCTCAGGTTCTATGGGGTCCCCATATGCATAACGCATGGTATGAAGGTTAATTACTAATATCATGGCACGTTTAGGAAAAAAAATCAAAAAAAGTAGTAAAATCTCTTGACACGTGGTATAGAAATAACTATAGTTTACATGTAGTATAGTTAAATCAATGACAAATCAAATTTACAACACGAGAAAATACGTGGAGGGTAAGAAGAAAGAGGAGAGAACTGAGTTAATTATCTTTGTACTTGAGAGTGCAATGGTAGTAGCGACAGTTCTATCTTTCATGTTAGGGGTACCCTTCTGGTATCTCTTCACCTTCTGAACTTAATCAGAGGGGGTTTTATGGAACAATTGGGTGTTGTTCGGGTATACGTAAGACCCCCGCTATTTAAGTTTATTACTTCTAATTATGGGAATAAGAGATATCTGGCAACAGATGACGTTAAGGGAGGCTAAATCAAGAAAGAAGAGTATAAGATCTTCTCAAATTGAATTAGCTAAACAACTATTATTTCTGATAGCTACAAAGCAATTAGGGATAGTAGGTAAGCAGAAGAGGAAGATTTTTCAATTCCAATTCGGAAAGGTTAACCATAATACCTACAACAGGAGATGTATACATGCTGATTCATTAGAACAATGGTTAGAGGACCAAAACATTAAACTTAAATTCAAAAATATTGCCAATGGATAACCAACAATTAGCGACAGTTAAAGAATACATACCACAAGAGGTCGAACTAATTAAGAACACGATAGCAACTGGTTCTACAGATAATGAACTAAAGTTGTTTTTATATCAAGCTAAGAGGACTCAGTTAGACCCACTAGCAGGACAGCTACACTTTACTAAGTACAACACTAAATCAGGACCGAAGGTGAGCTTTATAACCTCAATAGATGGGTACAGATTAATAGCGGAGAGAACAGGACAATATGCAGGGAATGATGATTATAGTTTCAATGATAATAAATCTCAGTATGAGGTATTAAAGAGTGGAGATAAACGCCCCCTAACCGCTACAGCTACAGTCTATAGATTAGTGAACGGAGAGAGAGTACCTTTCACATCTACTGTAGTATGGGATTCATATTATCCAGGACCAAACAAGGGTTTTATATGGGATAAGATGCCCTTCCTAATGTTAGGAAAGTGTGCAGAGGCAATAGCATTAAGAAAAGCATTTCCACAAGAGTTGGGAGGATTATACACAAGTGAAGAGATGGACCAATCAGAGATGATACATAAGCACAACGGAAAGGCTACAGAGAAGAAAGAAGAGGCTACTGAAGGAGAAGTAGTACACAAAAAAGATTATGAGACATTGCCCGAAGATGAGATGCAGAAATTGAGACTAAGAATAAAGATAGCAGTTAGACAATCGGACCTAGAGAAGGTGGGAGAGATGATTAAGACATTGAAAAAGGATATGAAGATTGATATATCCCAGCTTTCAGAATTGAGCAAATTATACAAGGAAAGAGAGTTTTACCTATTAGGTGAAGAGGATGAAGAAGAGGTTCCCGAAGAAGAGAATGAATCAGATGTAATAGATCCTGATGAAATCAAGATAGACGAATAAGCACTATTTTACTTTTTATTTTTTAACTTGCCCCCATGAGTCAAATCTCAAAACTCAAAGAGATAATGAGTTGTAAAGAGGATTTAGAGACTTTTGAAGAGAAATATATTGAGAGTGTTTTCAGGTTTTACAGGAGATACGGATATCTTACCAGGAGCCAATGGGACTGGATAGATATTTACTATAACAAACTTTATCAATTATACAGCTATGAGTAATGGTTCTAGAGCTACATTAGATTATGTCCTATTTTGGACTATTGGAATGATTATTTTAGTTATTACTTTTCTTTAATGCCCTACATTAAAAGCACTAATTTTGGATTTAATGGTGATGATGATTATCCGAAGTTAACGAAAGCAGGAGCAGTTGTATCCGTATTGATGGTTTTACTTACAGTTAGTTTTCTACTATGGATAACACTAGCATACAGTTAACAGAAGAGGATAAGCAAAGTATAGTAGAATATTTACAGGCTTTACAGAGTATTAAGGACCGTACTACAGAAGGTTAATAATTGAATTGTGGTGGACAATGCGGGGCATAGGGGTATGTTTAAGTTGTCCATCACAAATCATTTACATTTTAACTAATCCATATGACAGACAAAGAGATAGAGGAAAAGAAGAAGGAGTTTATGACCAAGTGGAAGTGGAGTGTTTACGACCCAGAAGTACCCAAGATAATATGGCAATTCATAGAGGAACTTATAGAAGAAGTTGAGAAGAAAACCAGAGAAGATGAAAAAAGAGCGAATGAAATGAGCGAAAGTATACGACACTCTGCTTTGTATTAACTAACTTATTAAATGATTGAGATGACTCCAAACGAAAAAGAAATTCAAAAAATCAAAAATGATTATTGGGAACTCTATTTAGGATATGATGCGTATGGCAACATTAGTGAAAATGAGGAAGAGAAACTTGATATATGGGAATGGTTTGAAGAAAAGTTACGTAACTTATTATCAGAAACTAAATGACAAATAAAAAGATTGATTATGAATTGGCTTACCACAATCTACTCATGGAATTATTTAAATGGAAAGATGCATTCAATGATGCCCTAGAGAAGGATGGAACAATTCCATGTGATTTATCTTTACTTGTCCAGTTTATAACCAAAATAGAAAACTATGCAAAAGAAGATACTGGTGATTATATTGGGTCATGGAAAGTTACGTAACTTTTCGTAACTATCTTTATGTTAAAGAGAAGAAGGTGAAGTCCCGATTTAAGCTCATTATCCCAGTTCTAAACACGTCCCATAAGGCACCCCATGTAGGACGCTGGTTCATTTCCACTAATGTAGAGAAGGGTATTTTATAATCATAGTGCAGTTTTACACCATCCCAGTTAGGGTTCGATAGTACAAGATTCACAATTTTCGATTTATCGGCGTTATTTTCTTCTCCTTCTTGTAAAAATAGTTCGTGAGCCTCTTGTGAAAGTTCGACAATTTTATTGGCAGTTGTAAAGAAATTCTTATCCGCTAAATCAATATTCTTTAGCTTTGTAGTAATCATTCTAATCTCATTAGAGTATTCAGCATACTTAACATCGTAGAGGTCTTTAGATATCTTCTCATCAAGATATTCATCATACATTTTGGAAAGTCTATTCCTTAGTTTGATTTTTCTATCCTGGAGTTCTTTAATTAGATCTTCAGAATAACCAGCTCTATCATTATTAGTTTTCTTAATGGTTTCTTTAAGTTCCAATGCTAGTTGAGGCTTAATCTTTATTTGTTTGAGTGCCTCTGCTATCTGCTCTGTTAATATTTCCTCTCTGACATAGCTTACAGCGTGTTTTTTTCTGCCCTGACTACAGCTATAGTAGTGAAAGCCTTTATGTCTTTCGGGGACCATTGAACACCCACAGATGGAGCATTTTATCAATCCCCGATATATGAAATTGATTTTACCCATGAGTTTAACTGGATTAATTAATCTATTGGACCTGATATCCTCTGCTTTCCTGAAGAGTTCTTCAGATATTATTTGAGGATAAACATGCTTGTATTTAATATTCTTTTTCTTATATGTAGCAATTCCTATGTAAAAGTCATCCATTAAAATTCTACCTATCTTACTACTCACTAGCTTTACATTATCTTCTTTAAGAGACTGAACAATCTCTCTAATGGACATACCATCATATGCATAGAGATTAAAAATCTTCTGAACCACCTTAGATGCAAAATCATCTACTACAATATCATTGGGTACATTTTTGTATCCGTAGGGGGCTTTACCAAGTGATAAGCCTTTAGAAATCCTTTCCCCAATAACCTTCTTTACGTTATCAGAAACGGATAGTGCATAGCTTTTAGCAAACATTACTCCCATATCCCATCTTAACAATTCATGGCTCCTGGAGTCCTGGTTAATAACTAGATTTTCTGCTATGAAATGGACCTCTATTTTATTGGATTTTCGTAAATCATCGAGTGCTACACTATCTCCGAAGTTACGCATACCTCTATCAATGGTATCAAACACTAATGCTACAACGGAGTTTAGTTCATCAACACGTTTCAACATCTCTTTGAAGGTTTTACGTTCATGCCTTCTACTTGCAGTTTCTACAACTTGATAAATATCTTTAGGAGATTGTATGAAGAGGTCGTTTTTTTCAAGGTAGGAATATACCCTTTTGAGTTGTGAAGGGATGGAGAAATTATCGCTTTGGTCTGGAGTTGATACTCTAGTAAATACGAAAGCCCTCAAGTTATGAATTAATAATTAAACGTGGGAAGTAATCTTATTGAATAACAGATTGAGGATTTTGTCAATTATTTCTTTGGTTGTCTAGGAGGCTGAGGGGGCTGAGGGATTATTCGTTTTTCTCTCCTATTCCTATCTTGACTGCCCCTTATTTTCGGTCTAGGAGTTGGACGTTTACCCTGCCCCCCCATGTTAATTATATTTCCCCCACTTATTAGTAGCGTGTTTTCAAAGTGTATTAAAGGCGATTGTGTTAGGATACCTTCTTCAGTTCCAATAATTTCCATGCGAGAATATTTCCTAATATACCTAATGCAACAGGAATGTATCTACCTATTGCCCCACCTGCCGCTATTGCATCATCACTCACCATTGCAATCATGGTAGCAATTCCAGCATAAAGAATAATCTTTACTGGAGTTGGTAGACTATCGAATTTAGATCTTGTTGTGTAGAGTAATCTCATTACAATTAATTAATAGATAAAATAGGTGTAGGAACTGGAGCTAGTTCGTTAATGTCTGCACTCAACAATTCCCGATTAAATGTTTGTAGGTAAAAGAGTATTAATATCAGCAGTAAAACAACTGCTAGTGTGTACATAATAGAATCAGTTTTTCTCATGTTTTCGATTGAATAAATTTTTGATAAAGGTATAAACATCTTTTAATAATCTTCTGTAATCATCTGCACTCCCTTGTGTTTCCTGGAGGAGTTTCTCATGCTTTTCCTCTAGCTCATTGTATTGGGCGGTCTTTGTTATTAATTGAGAGTTTTGCTCTGCAACTGTATTCTTTAGTTCTACAATTTGAGGTTCCCAATTCAAAGCCTCATTTTCCAATACTAAAATGTGATGTTTCGCCTCTTCCAGTTCCTTTTTTTTGCCTAACAATTCCACATGGGCTGTATCCAGTTGAGCATTGAGAGTGTCTATAGTAGGTTGAACCTCTTCTAGTTGTGCTTTGTACTTATTCCTATCAGTAGTTAAACCACCAATCCTTGCATTTAGTTTCGCTATTTCACCATCTTTAGATGCAATTACTTTATTTGCGTTTGTCAATTCAGCTTTAACCCCTGCACAAGGATCTGGTCTATTATCAAACTGCTTAGTAACCCCTTTTGCAGTTACTTCATAAAGCGCCTCTAACATACCAGTATTGATTGGTCCCCCATCATTCCCCACACTTTTATTACAGAACACAGTCCAGGAGGTACCCTTTGAAATATTCTTAACAGTTGCGTTCTCATTGATAGAACCTTCTGTAACCCTCATATACATATCGGACCCTTTTAGATAAAGATCATAATTAAAACTCATTGGAGGTTGATTAGAATTAGAAATAGGTAAGTGTACGCCTTTGTTTAGCCCCGTATAGGCATTAGAACCATAACTGGTTGATATTTGAATAGATGGGTCCAGGTGTTCTAGATACCTTAGATATTTAGTAACTGTACTAGCATATCCGCCAATCTTTATATGGACATGTAGGAACTTTGAAGGCACTAAATCAAATGCAATTTCTCCTCTTTTAGCGGACCTTGCATTTCTCACATGTACTGCAAAGAGATAGTAATCTGTCCCAGTTAGTTTGAATACTGCATAATTGGTACCATCTCCGTTAGGAGCCTCTAGTATCTTCTCATAGTCATACCATGCTCTATTAAGTCCTTGAGTATGGACCATATCAAGGCGATAGCCTCCACTCTTTTTATGTTCTTCAGTTTGTAATCCGCCCCCTATTATAAATTCCTTTAAGTAGTTGTTTCCTAAATAACTCATATGATGGCATTAATTAAGAAATAGATTTGCACGAGAAATAAATAGATTGATGTAATAGTTACAATAGAAAGTAGAATTTTAATTATCCTAATATCTCTACTCATTATTGGAATCTAATAACTCAATGTTTACATAAGCGATATCCTCTTTTAGCGAGGGATCAAAAGAAAGGTTTACCTGGCGGAGGATTGTATAGTTATCATCGCTTAAGGTAGCGGTATCCACTAATAAGTCTGCAATGCTTTCAAACTTGTTGGAAAGGTCCCATTTTCTTTTAGTGGCAGAACCAAACCTAACATCAATTTTAACTGGAGCTTTTATTGGGAAATTCACCTCTGAACGGAACATAGCTTTCTGAATGTTAATTTCATACCTCATCGTATTTACCCATTGTTCATGTTTAATAGATGGAACACTAAACTTCTTACCCCCTCTCATAATCATCCTTCTAGAGTTCTTCTTACTTGGGATTATCCCTTCCAGAATAAAATTCATTTAGGGGATGCAATCAAGTTAAATATAAACTGAACAAAAAATATGACTCCAGGCAATCCCAGGAATGAAATCACTAACCATAGGTTTTGAAATATCCATTGATTCTTTTCTCTGTATCTAGTATTGATCTGATGTTCTGTAATCATATTTGCGGTAAGGTCCAGGTGGTTGTTTAGTTGGTTACGTACTCTATTTACTTCCTTTTCTAAAGTGTCTGTTCTTTTTGTAATAGTATCAATCGCTATTGGAATTACTCGAATCTGCTCTGATACTTCGGCAAACTTCTCGACCATTGTTTGTCTTAACCAGCTAACATCATTTTTGATTACAGCAATATCAGTAGTTTCTTGATGGTCCATATAGTTTTATTACTAATTTTTGCTTTCGGGAGTATTACTTTTATGTTGCAAAAAGTCAAGAAAAAAGTAATACTCCGCCCATGAAATCAAATACATACACTTACAAAGAGTTAATGATAGAAACAATCCGCAGGAGAAAAGAGGAGAAATATAGATTTTATGAGCCTATTGGTAAAGTTGAAGAGTTCTTAAACAATTTTGGTTCATGCGACTTTTTTGTTTCAGTTCTTAGTGCCGCTAATGGTGTTGGGAAAACTACCCTCATAGGTAATATCTTAGCAAATCTGTTCTATCCCACTAAAAACTCTTATTTCCATCAAAAGTTGTTTCAAGATTATCCATACTCATTAAAGCGTGGAAGGATAGTATCTGAACCAACGACCATTAAAGAAACAATAATACCTATGTTAGAGGAGTGGTTAATTCCTGGTACCTATAAGCGTGAAAAAATGGGAAAGAATTACTACTACCATTGGGAGATAGAGGGGGGATGGGCTTTCGATATTATGAGTTACGATCAAGCAGTTAAAGAGTTTGAGTCAATTACATTAGGTTGGTGTTTATTTGACGAACCACCACCAGAACCAATCTATAAAGCCACAGTATCACGTATGAGGCGTGGGGGTATTATTGGTATATTCATGACTCCTCTAGCTGGTTCCGCCTGGATTTATGATGATATTATCGCTAATCAGAATAATGATGAGGGAGAGAGATACTGGAGTACAGCAGAGATGGAAGATGCATGTTTCCCTTTGTGGATGGAAATATTAACAGACAAAGGCTGGAAGTCTTTCAAAAATATTGACATAGAAACAGATAAATTTGCGAGTGTAGACATTGAAAATTCCAAATATAGTTTTAAGTACGCCACAAGATTGGTCGAACAATCTCGTCAAGAATTTGTAGATTTGAATAATGGTATTGTCTGTACTCCCGATCACGAATTTCCAGCGATTAGAGATGATGGGAAAATACACCGAGTGAAAGCACAACAATTATATCGGGGCAATAGATTATTAGATCGGACTTACTTAGGTGGAGAATATAATAATCTTTCTCAAGATAACAGATTTACCCCTTACGAATGGGCTGAGTTCTTAGGTTGGTTTATATCTGAAGGGTGTACGGAAGGATCAAAATCAGGAACTAATAATCACAATCAAGTTATAATATCACAAACCACAAAGGTTATAGAACTTGAGGATTTTTTAAGTAATTTACAAGTTAAGTTCAAGAAGAAGAAGTCGGGCGATTATTGGATATGCGATAAAGACCTACATAACTCATTATCAATACTAGGAACTGCGACTACAAAATATTTACCAGAATACGTTTTCAACTCTGATGAAAAATATAGAAAACTCCTTCTAAAATCCTTAGTTTTAGGTGATGGGGATGAGAGTGAAAAAGCATTTAGATATAGGACTGCATCAATACGTCTTGCAGATGATGTTCAAAGACTAGGCATGAGTTTAGGTTATAAAACCACTATTCATTATAGTCTAAATAAAACACGAAAAATTAAAAACAAAGTATTGAGAGGAGTTGGTGGCTATTATAGTGTTAGGATTATAAAGGGTAAACAAACGATATATGTAGAGAAAAAACCAGAAATATATAGCATAGAACCAGAAGAAGTAAGATGCGTAACAGTTGAAGATGGTTATATTATTGTCAGAAATCCCCAAATTAAAACTCCAGTAATTGCAGGAAATTGTATTGAACATGGGGTGAGGGGTTTTCTTAAACACAAAGACATTGAGAGAATAGTAAATCAGTTCAGCGAGGAAGATAAACAAGCTAGAGTGAAGGGACAATTCCAGCACTTAACAGGTTTAGTATTCAAACAATTCCAGCCACAAATCCATGTAATAGAACCATTTGATATAGATATATATAACTATGTTGTAGTTGAGGCATTAGATACACATCCAAGAGTTCCTGATGCTTTACTCTATGTAGCAATAAACGAACAAGGACAACACTTTGTTATAGACGAATCCTTCGAGAATAACACAACATCTCAACTTGCTTTCAAGATAAAACAAAAGAGATCTAATTATAGAGTGGTAAAGAAACTTATTGAACCAGCCGCTTTTAACCAGGACCAACACAGAGATTTAAGACAGGGACAATATGCATCCTTAGCTGATGAATTGTACTACGAGCATGGATTAGATTTTGAGGCAGGTAGTAAAAGGCGATTGGATGCTATCAAAAGAATAGGTGATTATCTATCTTATCAAAAAATCGGGGACCAGTTTATCACTTCACCACAGCTTTATATATTCAGTAGTTGTACAAGATTAAAATATGAAATTATGCACTATTTATGGGATGAGTGGAGAGGTAAGTCTGCTGAATATAGGTCCAAAAAGGAAACACCAATGGATAAAGATGACCACCTAATAGAGGATTTAGGGAGAATTTTATTAGAGAACGTTCAATTCACACCATACGTAAAGCCATCTTCAATTGATAATAATTCTAATTCTTATAGTTCAGATCCATATGCCAAAGTCTAAAACACCTGAAAGGAAACTATTGAGTCAGAAAGAGTGTGTTATGAAGGTATCGATATATGAGGCTACATTAATTCTAGAGTTGAGAAAATTGAGTTTTGGGAATGTAACTATATATAAAAACATGGGGGAACCTTTCAGAATAAATCTCAATCAATCCAAAAACCTTAATATAGATGAGGCGGTTAAATCAGAAGATGTACAAATACTCTAAAAATACAATTTTATTTATTAAGACAATACAATGGAATTTACTAACTCAAGTGGTAAACAGATAGACCTGGAAAGATTCGTATGGATAGCCTTCTATGATGACAACACCTCATTAAACCAATTCGATACAGATACACAATCCTATCATTACTTCAAAGAGATTGAACAATCTAAACTTATGGTATTTAGGATATTGGATAACACCACTAATCAAACCTATGACCTTCAGTTTGACCCCGCAACGATGAAGTTAATTCATTTCTATAGAACGTTAGTAGTTAAGGGTGCAACTACCGCACACATTAGAATTACATGCTTTGGATATGAAACAAGTACAGGAGTAGTAATAAACGTACTACTTCCAGATGGTAGGTTAATCACTACTAGTAATAAAGATTTTCATATTAATTTTCAGCTGGAGTAGATGAGTATTACATTCTGTACAGCAAACAAAGGGTACACAAAATATCTAAAACAGGTATACAAGAACAACCTGGATGTAGCGAATGATCCTAAATACAATTTCGTTCTACTAAATTACGATTCACCCGATGATATGGAGCAATGGGTTAGAACAGAGTTAAGGGATTATATTAGAACAGGTAAATTGATATATGAAGTGAAACAGAATTTACCAATCTTCAATATGGCTAAATCTAAAAACCTCTCTCATTCCTACGCTACTGGTGATTATATCTGTAACCTTGATGCAGATAACATCCTCACTACAGAGTTTTTGGAGTGGATGGATGAATTAATCGCTACACAACCGCCTTTTATAACTCATGGCTCCTCTCATGGAGCTGGAGGTAGAGTTATTGTAAAGAGAACAGACTTTATAAATATGGGTGGTTATAACGAGAATTATGAATTACTTGGTGATCATCATGAATTAGTAAGGCTTGGAGTCGATCATGGATTAAAGCCTATTCTAGTACCAGATAAATTAGCTCCAGCGTTAGATAACACCATTAGCGATAGAGGAAAATATTCCCGACTATCTTATGAGGAAACCGAAAGGAATATCTACCCGAATAACGATAGTTGGCAAAGAAGGAGGGAAACATGGCAGTAGTTATAACACGAACAGCATATCCGAGTGGTGTAAGTTCATCTTCAAATGTAGCTACTTATTCTAGTGTAGCGATTGGAGATGCAGCCGCTAATAGGATTGTGGTTGTAGTGGTGGGATGTGAAGTAACTAGTGGAACCATCAACTCTTGTACCATTAATTATGGTAGTGGAGCAACTGCGATGACTGCTGGTACTTCAGCAACCCAGGGAGTAGTAAATGCAAGAACATTTTATTTAGCGGTACCAACTGGTACAACTGCAACTATTGCAGTAACCTATGGGGCAAATCCTACGAATACACAAAATCGTATAGCAGTATATACCGTATTGGGTGGGGTATTTTCATCAGCTGGAGGTAATAATTCAACCGATATGGACGCTACTGCTCCACTTACTACAGGCTCTACAACTATAGCTAGTGGTGGGGGGATGATAGCAGTTGCAGTAGGTGCATCAGATTCAGGTGCTAAAACATGGGCTAATCTAACAGAAGACCTCGATGAAGATGCAGGAGTGTTTAGACTTACAACTGCAAAATCAACAACAGCAGGAACAGCTACAAGAACTTGTACAGGTATATTAAATGGGGAGGACGGAGCTATGTCTTGGCTTATCTTCACAGCAAATGTTTCTCCAACAGTAGAACTTAATACACCAACGGATGCATCTTCAACCTCAGACACAACTCCCGATTTAGTTTTCACAGGAACCGATGCAGAGAGTGATGATATTAGATATAACATACAGATAGATACATCTGTTAACTTTGATTCACAAGTGGCTACATGCGATAGCTACGATTTTACAAATAACAACACTTATGGTTATCTTGATATAACGGGAGCCGCTTTAGGACAATCTTTTACGGGAGATGGGGGTACATTAAGTTCCGCCAACATGAGTATATTTAAGGTGGGTTCCCCTACGGGAAATGTCGTTATAAAAATATATAACCACAGCGGTACATATGGAACATCTAGTGTCCCCACAGGTACTCCAATTGCCACATCAGATAATGTTGATGCAAGTACACTTTCTACATCATCAACAGGTACAAGTTTCAATTTTAGTGGATCTAATAAAATTATATTAGAGGACGGAGTATATTATTGTTTAGTAATAACATATGATGGGGATAGCACTAATAAAGTAGCAGTAAGTTTTGATAGTACTTCTCCCACTCACGATGGTAATAAGTATTATTATTATGGTGGATGGTACGCACAGCCTACTCAGGATTTTGGTTTTTTTGTATTTACAACTAGACCCTTATTAGACAAAATATCTGGAACCGACAGCGGGTTTAGTGGTTCCCCCGATAATACGGACCCTTTCTCCTCTGCACAGGCAGTAACCTATACTATTCAATCTGCATTAGACCTTGATACGTATTATTGGCGAGTTAAAGGTATCGACCCATCTGGAAGTAACACATATGGTTCATGGAGTTCTACGAGAAGTTTCACGATTTATAAAGAGATAACAACATGGGCTGAACTAGATGCTATTCGTAACGAGTTAACTGGTAACTACAGATTGATGAATGATTTAGATGAGAACTCAACTGGATATGATACATACGCCTCAAGTTCTGCCAATAGTGGTAGTGGATGGCTCCCTCTAGGGGATTGGCAATCTGAATATTTTACAGGTGTTTTTGATGGACAAGGACATACCATAAGTGGAATTTATATAAATAGGAACAACGTTACAAACGAGGAGGGAATGGGATTATTCGGAGATATTTCTTCGGCTACTATAGTGAATTTGGGGGTAATCAATTGTGATATAACAGTAGTCGGTGAATGGACTGGTCCGCTTTTTGGATACGATTCAGGTTATTCAACAATAGCAAATTGTTACTCTACTGGTTCGGTTGAAGGTACAATAGCGAATGTTGGTGGATTTTGCGGAACGATTAATGATTATACAGATGTATCTGAATCATTCTCAACATGCAATGTTGTCTCTGGAGGTAATTTTGTTGGAGGATTTACGCCTAGTGCTGATATTAACGCAACAATTACGAACTGTTATTCTACTGGTTCGGTTGAAGGTTCAGATTCTGTAGGGGGTTTTATTGGATACAATGGCGAGGCAACAATAGAAAATTGCTACTCCGTTGGTTCGGTTACAGGTGTTACTAATAGTGGGGGTTTTTGTGGACAGAATGAGGGTGTAGGTTCTGTTGGTATTACAAACTGTTATTGGGATACACAAACATCAGGAGAAGCCACTAGTGATGGGGGTACTGGAAAGACTACATCTGAGATGAAGGATATCACTACATTTTCGGCATGGGATATAGAAGAACAGGCAACACATACTACCGAAGTATGGCATATTATAGATGGAGCTAGATATCCTAGATTATCCTTTCAGGGTTATTTATATACAATACAAAAAGGTTTAGCCTATGAGGTAGATGCAGGAACCTCAACTACAGCTATTAATAAAGATTTAGATTATCTAGTTAAAACCGAGACTGCAATTACTAAAGGTTTATCTTATGTGGTAACTGGATGGTACGATACTAACTGGATTTATAGAGTTAAAATAACAGTAGATGCTGACCAGGTTGATGCTAACTTAACCGACTTTCCTATCTATGTAGATTTATCAGACTTACCCGCAGGATTTCATACAAACGTTAAATCCGATGGTGGGGATATTAGAGTTACTGAAGATGATGGTACTACTGAAGTACCACGTGAAGTGGTTTTCTACAATTCCACTACTGATACTGGAGAATTACACTTCAAGGGGGATATTAGCTCTACAGTTGATACGGATTTCTATATCTATTATGGCAACTCCTCTGCTAGTGATTATGCTATCGATGGTACATACGGAGCCGAAAATGTATGGAAGAGTGCCTATAAAGCAGTCTACCATTTAGGGGAGGCGGTTAATACTACCTCAGGAGGCTATATAGATAGCACAGCTAATGATAGTGATTTAACAGGGGTTAGTATGGCAATGACCGAACAGGCGGGACAATTGCCGAGTAAAGCTCAAGAGTTTGATGGTAGTGCTGATTATTTATCTGGAGGAGATATATTAGATTTAGGAACAAACGACTTAACAATATCAGCATGGATAAAAACAACCGCTAGTCCAGCATCGCAATTTATTGTATCAAAAGCATTAGCGGCTGCACAGAATTACAGGTTCGGAATACGTACAATTAGCACAGGGAAATTCTCAGGCTTTATGCAGGGGGATGGAGGGTCTGATGTAATACCTTCTGGTACAGTAACAGTTAATGATGGGAGCTTTCATCTGGTACATGCAGTATTTGATAGGAGTGCAAACCTAACTTTGTACACCGATTCGGGTGATGCTACATCAGCAAGTATTTCTAGTTGGGATGGAAAAGATTTTCAATCTACTAATCCATTTAGAGTTGGAGCATATACAGCAAATGATAATACCTCAATTTTTGCTCCCTTCGATGGGATAATAGACGAAGTAAGGATAGTATGGGAGGCGCTATCAAGTACCTGGATTTCAACAGAATACAATAATCAATCGTCCCCTTCTACCTTCTTTGTTATTGGTTCTCAAGAAGAGATTAGTACAACATCCTCAATCTCAATTTCAAAGGATCTAGCCTACAAGGTACAACAATCAATTTCTATTACCAAAAGTATTGCCTATAGAATTAAGACTGATTCTTCTATTACAAAGAACCTGGAATATAGCATAGTAGATGAAAATACAATCACTAAAGGTTTAGTGTATGAGGTTATAGTAACAACAACCGAAACAATCCAAAAGGACCTAGACTATTCTATAGTTACAGATACCGCTATTCAAAAAGGTTTGGAATATCAAGTTATAACAGATGTTCAAATACAAAGGGATGTAGATTATTTCATAAAAACAGAAACAGCATTACAGAAGGAACTAGATTATGCAGTTCGCATCTCTGATAGTGTAGCAAAGGACCTGGAGTATATTATCATCATTACTGATAGTACAAACAAAGACCTTGACTATACAATCCTTACAGAAGGGTTAATACAGAAGAGTATGCTTTATGAGGTTGTAGTTACTGGAGTTGAAAAAGTACAAGCCACCTTAGATTATACAATCCTCACAAATATAGTTGCACAGAAGGACCTGGATTATTTCATTGTTACAGAAGGGACTATTCAAAAAGACTTAACCTATGCAGTACAGCCCTCTACCGCCATAACAAAAGATTTAACTTATACAGTTGAATCTCAGCAGAATATTACAAAAGACCTTGATTATCATATAGTAATTCCTAAACTTATACAGAAGGATGTAACTTACTTTATAAAAGGTTCTACAGGTATTCAGAAAGATGCTGATTATTCGGTTATAACTACCATCGACCAGGACAAGGCATTAGATTATAGAGTCATAACTGAGGGTGATATACAAAAGGATGTAGACTACTACATATCAATCACCACGAACGTAGAGAAAGATATCAATTATAACTTGCAAGTAAGTACAACTATTCAGAAGGGAGTTACCTACTCTATCGATGTCCCTTCAATAATAGTTCAGAAAGACCTTGATTATGCAATAGTAACAACAACAAGCACAACAACCGACCTTGATTATAATATTCTGCTTGAAAGCACAATTCAGAAAGATGCTGATTATTCGGTTATGGGTAGTACAGCAATAACGAAAGGAATTGAGTATACAGTCATAGCACCACAATCAATTGAACAAGCCCTTCAGTATACAATCGCCATCACACCATCAGCTCTAGAGAAAGCACTTGAATATATCATCGTACAAAGGACTACAAAACAATATGAGTTGAGATATAGGGTAGATGCACCGCATAGCATTTCTAAGGATTTAATGTATACTATCGGCGAAAAAATAGGGATATGGATAAAACATCCTGCAGAAAGTTCAGACTCATTCACAAAAGATGAAGGAGTATCAAGCACATACACTAAAACTGAATCTGTAACAGCGAGTAGTTATACAAGAGAAGAATCTGTAACACCTAGCATATATACAAAGACGGAGAAAGAATCGTCTTTATGGACCAAAATTTAGCTCTTAAAATAAAATAATGGCAGAAAAACAATCAAGTTTCATTCAGGTTAAGAATATCAATTCGGGAGGAATTGCAGAAAGTATTTTTCAGGGACCACCTAATTCAGTTGCTGAGGCAGTTGGACTAGACCTTCATTCAGTTCCTGGAGAAATTAGAGTCAATCAAGCACCAGTTAAGGCAAGTAGTACAGTTGTTACAGAATTTTGTAAAGTGTCAATTGCACTATCAACTGGACAAGTATTGTTCTTCAGTAGTTCATCAGGGAAGATATGGTTAGAAGGTAGTCCTTATACCCTACTCGATACAACAGCCCCTACAAATGGTAGTGCAGGATGTAGCGGAGCTTGTGAGTACGATGGTTATCTATATTGGGCTACACAAAACTATACTCATAGGATAAGAATAGACAAGATAGCTACATTCTCTACAGACAAGGAGGAGAATTGGGGAGAGTTACATTTAGACCAGGAAGAAATGGGAGGAACTGGACAGTCATACACTCTTCAAACATCTGTTAATGAGGGAGAAACACATAAAATCCCTATTAATTTCCATGAAAGAATACAATATGGGATTGGAATACAGGTATTGGCTAAAGGTACTGGAGACTGGACAATAACACTTCATGATGAAGATAACAACTCTATCACCTCTAAAACAATTACAAATGCTAGTTTAGCTAATGGATGGAATTATTTACTTTGGACTACTCAGCTAACAGTTGATAGAAGTTTGAATTATCACATACACATACATTCAACTGTAGCGGATGGGACAATGAACACACTAACAGGGAATGATTTAGCACAAGGGAGTGTGAAGATTTTCACATTAGGGGACCCCGATTATCATCAAATGAAGATACAGAATCAAACCCTATACCTTGCAGATAGACATTACATTCACCAAGTGGGAGAGAATGAGGGAGTACATATATTCACTAATTGGGCGTTGGACCTTACAGAACCTCATAGGATTAAATGTTTAGGTAAATCCCCTGGAACAGACTTAATAATAGGAACTCATGTAGACAACGGAGTAGAAGAGGTACAAGTGGCGGTATGGGATACATTCTCTGAGGCACCAATATTCATTGACCCAGTAAAAGAAAGATCTATTCATACATTCCTAGAGCTTGATAATGGATTATTAGCAATAGCAGGTGATAGGGGTAGAGTATACGAATACAACAATTATAGACTACAGAAGAGAAAGTCTATTCCTGGAGAATATTCAC